GGCCGAACAATGTAACATTTATAGAATTTTGCCGTGTGCGTAGACGCTAATGCAGGGGCTAGAGCAGCTGCTCGAGAAAGAGCCCGAGAAAAGGCTTTTATTTTTGGAGCTGAAAAAGTAAAGTTTTACAATAGAGAGTCACAGCTTGAACGAAAGCAGCAGCTAAATGTATTAGGCTTTAGCCGAGACATATCAGATGCTTATGCTCGTTCTCTTATTACTCAAGGTAAAGGTAGAAAAAATATAGAAAACGCTTATCGTAAATATTTTGCAAGTCAAAAAATTAACGAAGGCGGTAGAAGTAGAAAGTTTGGTATGTCCGGATACCAGTCAGTATTAGCAGCTCAAGCTGATGTAGAGGGTGTGCTTAATTCATTACCTAGAAATTTAGCATATTCACGACAGGGTGCTTTACGCAAGTTTGGTGCAGCAAACGCTCAAGCCAAAGAAGCGTTAGGTTTACCTCCACAGTATGGTATGCCTGTTATGATGCCTCCAACAAACAGACTTGGTGGTGCGTTACAGATTGCACAAGCAGGCTTAAGTATAGCTTCATCAGCTGCAACCTTTGCCTCTATTGGAAAAATCTTTGGATAAATTATGACATCATCATTTGGAACCGTAGTTGGTACACCACGGGATCAGTTACCCGACATTAGCAAGACCAACTACTTGCAAACAGACGCTGATATGACCGAAGCGGCTACTAACGCGATAGACGATAGCATAAAGGATGCTCAAGCGTTTTATGACGATATGGTTAGAATCAGAGAATTACAGCAAAGAAATTTTGACAACAACTTACAAGGATTAGTAAATCTTACTAGCTCTGCTGCTAAATTCGTAGAAACACGTCAAGCAGGCGAAGAAGCTAGAGAACTAAATCGTTTATCTCAAGATAAGATAGATGAGATTAGAAAAAAATACACTGATGCAGAAGGAAACTTTAATATTCAAAACGCTAGGTTTAGTAATCAATTACAAAACGAAGCCTTTGATGATAAAGAAAAAGGTAAATTAGATAGTGAAGCTCATAATTTATTAAAAAATATAAAAGGAGAGAGACCCGAAGATCTAACTCAACGTCAAATAAATAATGACATGATGGAGAAAGGGTTTGCTGCTAGAAAGAAACTTTTAACAGAAAACAACTTTTTTTTATTAAATGACGCAGAAGAAGCGTTAGAATTACATAATGCTGCTGATGAAGTTTTACTATCAAAACTGATACTACAGGCAAAAGCTTATGGCATGAGTGATGAAGAGTTTAATAAATTTTATATAAAAAAGATAGCCCCAGAAATGAGGCGTAGAAGAGAGTTAAACATGCAGCGATGGGAAACTATCAGTGACCGTCGTTTTGAAGACAATAAAAATAAAGAGGTTGACAATAGAATTGTAGACGTAATACAAAGCCGTAAACAACCCGGTGAAACAGGTGAAGTTGTTGTTCCTAACATAGATGGTACAGATGGCTTAATCGAATACATACAATTAGAAAAAAACTTTGACACTAAGTTAGAAGCACAGAACTATTTGTTTTCAAGAGTAGCTCAGCTTATAGGTGACTCTGATAGGTTAGACGCTACCGATGGTGAGTTTCTATTAAACGAAGCAAAGTTTACGCATAACGGTACTAAGCAAACTACAACTTATTCAGAAAGTAATTTTAGCAGCACAGCAGCTAACTCTAACCTGATAACTAATGCTATAAATAGATTTAATGGCGATCCAGAAAAAGATTTGAAGGCTGCGTTAAACAAATTTGATGACGAAATGGATGAGGTGTTTGATAAGTATGATGGTAGCCCACCACCCGAAGTAGTATTTGATTTAATGGGTAGGTATAGAGACGATCCTATTCTTAAGTTTGAAAAGTTCCCACAAAAGTTACTTACTGCCATGAGTAGAGAGCAGACTGGTGCAAACTTTGGAGATCATCCAGAAGCTGGTAAAGAACAAACGCTTATCTATGAAGCAAGAGGCAACTTTAAAAAAGTAATGGAAGTAATTGTCGGAGCAGAGACTGGAGATAAAACAGGAACAATACCTCCCGAAAAACAAAGTGAAATAGAAGCAGCTTTAGGTGATCTTAGATTTCGTATGAACACTTTAAAAGCACAAAAACCTAGTTTAAGTGATCGAGAAGCTAGAGATGCAGTAATAGGCACAGTAAGAGAAAATTTACAAAAGGGAGTATATAAAGATTTCTATGCTTCTAAAATAGATACACTAGCTAAAGACATAGATAATGATAGAAATGCTTTAAAAAATGATAAATCTCTTGCAGATAATGTTAATTTTAACTCGGTGCATGAAAAAGAAGCATTAAGGCAAATGAAACGCTACTTAGTTAGTGGTGGCCCAATGCCTACATATTTTAATGATGTTATAAAAGGTTTAAAAATACGTCAGGAAGATGGCAGCCTTATGAATGGTATTGAGTATGCTCAAGCTAGATTAAAAGCTACAGGAGGTCTTGACGAAAAGACTGGTTTAATTAATTATAAGAAGGACTACAATTTAGATGCTGCTGACTATGATAAACTTAACGATAATCCTAATCAAACTAAAACCTACAACTTTATAGAGTCTAACAAAGAGAACGCTACAGCTATACTTAATGGCTTTGCTAAAGAACGTCAAAGACAAAGCATATTAAAACGGCACAGAACAGAATTATCTGATGAAGAGAACGACAACTTTTTTAAAAAGCCAACCGACAGGATTACTGGTGTTATAATGAGTAACAACCTTACTGATTACAATATTGAGTCAGTCTATAAAATGGCAAAACAAGGATATACTGATTTTGGTAGATATGGATTTACAGCTGACGAGATTATAGCAGTTGTAGATAGTGGTGCTCTTGATGGTCTGGGCAGTGAAAGATTTACTGAGGATTATCAAACCTATGTAATGTTAGCAGTTATTAGAAATAGAGCTAACAGATCTAGTTCAATGGGTGGTGCTCAAACAGAAGAAAAAGATTGGCGTAGATTAACTAACCTATCACCTAAAGAACAGGATGCTGTACTAGCAATTTTTCCAAAGCTAAGAACTATGCCTATGTCACAGTTTCAAAACTTGCAAGCTGATGTAGCTGGTTTAATTTTAACAGAAGCTGAGAAGGGTAGAATACAAAGAGACGAAAGAAGGGCAGCTAAAGAAGCAGAAAGAAAGAAAAGGCAAGAAGAAAAAGCAAAAGCAAATGAGGGTATTAACCGACTAAGACAAAAAAAGAAGAATGACTAATTCCAATTACTCTATGGAAGACGAAAACTATCTAGATTATCTAGGTGATGAGGCAGATCGTTTAACAGAAGAGTACAATCAAGAGCAAGAGAGGTTGGAAGCTGCTCAACAGGCTGAACAAGCAGCAGAAGCTAAGGCTGATGCGGTACAGTACGACCCTAGAAATGCTGATACATGGGGTGCTAAGGCACTCATCAAAGAAGGTCAGTCGATCTTATCAGGTGGATTACAAGATACCGCATCTTCTCTTGCTACTTTTCCAGAACGCACAGTAGATGCGTTATCTGGAGAAATGCAACGTCAAAGGGAGTCTACAGGTACTTATACACCTGACTTTACACCCTTTGGTGCGTATGATAATCCCATAGAAACAAAAACATGGTGGGGCAAACAGTTACGCGGCCTAGTGCACTTTGGTAGTTTAGCTGCTGGAACTGTGCTTGCTGCTAAAGCTGCGGCAGCTACAGGTATAGTTACTGTACCAGCTGGTTTACTAGCATTAACAAAAGGCAACCTAGTTAGAGGTGCAGCTGTAGGAGCTGTATCTGATCTTATATCTAAAGAGTCAGACGAACAAAACGCATTAGGTGCGTTGCGTGACAGGTATGGTTGGGTTGATACACCGCTATCAACTAAAGATACTGACCATCCCGTAATGATGAAAGTAAAAAACATCGTAGAGGGCATGGGCATAGGTCTAATTTTTGACGGTATTACATACACCTTAAAAAAAGGCGGAAGTAAAGCAATCAAACAGATACAAGACAGAAATAAAAGTCTAAAAGATCAAACAGTACAAGCTGGCGTAGCTCAGTTACGTCGTGGTGAAGTAGAGTTTAGAGCTGATAAAAACGCACCTATATCTCAACCACACCAAGGAGCACACTTATCAGAAGTAGATCCACAAGTAGCTCGTCAACAGTTATCAAAAACACGTAAGTCATGGGGATCTGAAGAAGGATCTACCGGCAGTGTAACTACCCCAGTCGAACGTGAACGTATCGGCATGCTTGGCGAGACTGATGATGCAACTGTAGAACGTATATACAAAGGACTTGTTAGTAACGAAAAGTTTGCAAAAGAATTAGAAAAGGCTAAGGGTAACAGAGCTACACTAGCATCTACATTTAGAGAAGCTGTTGAAGCACATCAAAGAATTACACAAGGCAGAAACCCTGCTGACATGTCACCACAAGAGTATTTAAAAGAGTTGTTTGAAACTAACGATGTTATTGATGGTCAAGAAATTTGGACATCTAAAAACGTTGTAATTGCTGATTTAATTGGTGGTACTTTACTAAAACAACTACGTGACATAGGTGTAGCTGGTAGAGAGATAGCTGACTTAGTTAGTATAGACGATATAGATGGGCCAGCTAAGCAAGTAGTTGATACTATGCTTACTGCTTTGTATCAAACTAAAAAAGCTAGATTTGTCAAGTCTGACAGTTTTAGAGCATTAGGTGCTGGCAAAGCAAGAAAGCAAGCTATCGAAGAAAGTTTAACACAAGCCATGGAAGACTCTCGTGAGTCTATTATGTCCATGTTAAAAATAGCTAAAGACGATCCAGATGATAACTTACTTAATGCTTTGTTTGAAGCGTTTTCTATGATGGAGAATGTTAATACTTTAGATGACTTTGATAACTGGGCTAGAACTGTTATAAAAGGTGGTAAGTTAGACCCTAACGGTGTTGATAGAACAGGTGCTCTAATAAGAGAACTAGAAGGTGTTATGACTCATAGTGTTTTGTCTGGCCCTAAAACGCCAGTTCGAGCAATCATGGGTACATCTACTGCAACATTTTTAAGACCGCTCGCAACTGCAATAGGTGCTGCACTTAAGTATCCATTAAGTGGAGACGCATCTACATTACGATCTAGTTTGGCTGCTGTTAATGCTATGGTAGAAGCTATACCAGAATCGTTTACACTGTTTAGAAGTAAACTAAACTCATACTGGAAAGGTGATATCAGGCAGATTAAAACTAGGTTTAGTGATTACACAGCGGCTGACGATAACTGGGAAATACTACGTAGATGGGCAGAAGAAAGTGGTAGAGCTACACCCGGAGAAACAGCAGCGTTTCGTTTGGCTAATTTAGCAAGAAATGGAAATAACAGTAACTTGTTAACATACTCTACTAAAATCATGGCAGCTACAGACGATGCTTTTGGGTACATATTAGGTAGAGCCAAGATGCGTGAAAAAGCCATGCGTAAAGCTTTAGAGTTACAAGGTAATGGTATCGAGATTCCTGTTATTAATAAAAAGTTAATGAAAGCATATGAAGACGATTTCTATGCACAAGTGTTTGATTCTAACGGTAACATAATAGATGAAGCTACACAGTTTGCACGTAAAGAAGTTACACTTACACAAGACCTTACAGGTTTTGCAAAAGGATTAAACG